ACATTTGCAAAATAGGGTCTTGAAAAATAATTTGATTGAACCAATCACAGAAATTCTCCTTTTTGATATAAGTATGCAAAAATTTCAAATTTAAAACATTTCAAATTTAACTAATATGTTTGATTTGGGTGTAAATGGGTATAGTTGCCTTTATTTATTTAATTCTACAAATATAAATGGGAATTGATAACCTTTTGATCCTCTAATTGCATGAGTTATTTGAACCACTTTTAAAGAAGTTAAATTTCCTTTATATTTACATTCAACACGTTCTCCTATCTTTGGAATTCGAACGAACAAAGTAGTATCCGAACAATCATAATCGTCCAGATTTGTAATGCATTGACCTTGTATCATATTTATTTAATTGAAAGCAAAGCAGGATTTACAACTCCATCCCCTCCCTGATTGTATTCTTTGTTATGCCAACGACGAAGTTTTTCGCCGTGTTTCCAAGAATCGGAAAGCACTTGTACGGCTGCGCCATACATGAAACCCGTAATTCCTTCCAAATCGGCTTGATTACTTGTTGAAGATGCAATATTTTTCAATTCGTTTCCAGCGGCCAATTCTACTTGCATCAGCTTTGCCCAATTTTCGGCAAAAGTCATGATGCCTTTACCATATCCGTCTTTATTATTTTCAACCCACATTTTCCAAGCCAATGGATTATAAAGTTCAATTTTAATTCCTCCTACTTTCTTGTTGAAGGCAGCAATCTTTCGCTTTTCTGCGGCCTGATATTTCTTTTGTTCCGCTTTTTGCCGGTTTTCATGTTCAATTATTGCTTTATTCAGTTGTTCTTGAATGTCAGATGAATATTCGGATTCGGTTCCAGTAGCAAATTTAGGAATATCATATGAAAGTGAATTGCAATAATCCCGATAAAGCCATTCCGTATTTGTTTCGGCGGTAACTACGCATTTAACACTGTTGAAATCGAATTGGACCAACACGTTGTCGCTGTTATTCAAGATTTCTTGTGCTTTAAGTGTAACAGCATTGAAACTGTCACCTGCAAATGTTTTTAATTCCATGTTTTTATTTATTTAATTGAAAAAAATTTATCTGCGATTGGATGATTTAATCCAACCTTTCTTTGGATTTTTTGAACGATAATAACTTTCTCTAAGGTCAATTCCAAAATCTTTCAATTTTTTAAGGATTAATTTCTTGGAAGTCAGGGAAAGTGCTGAATATTCCACTTGTTCTTCTTCTGGTTCAAACTTAGAAGGAAGATCAACACAAGTTGCATTCCAAAGTTGTTTAAAGGTTCCTACTTCTGAAATCGTTTCTAAGACTTCATATACATCGTAAACGTTTTCTTCAAGTTCTTGATCCCAATATTGACATTGAGTAACATACCGTTCTGGAACGTTTGAGTTTATAACATGAATCGATCCCAAATTTTGTTGGTATGATCCATTAAGTTCGTCGTATCCAAATTCAGCACTTGTACGGTATCGTTTTACATACCTGAAAACTGTTTTTCCGTTTACTTTTCCCACGAACCAATCTTCATTTTCGTAATGAGCATAATCACCGCCATTACAAGACGTTTCGGCCCTGTAATTTGAATAATCGTTACATACACAAATAGACTTCAAAAATTTCCAAACTGGAAATTCAGTTGGATGTTCATTTTGGAAATGAAAGTCAATTTCATGACCGTTTTTGGTTAGGAATGCAGCTTCATCTTCCGATACCTCACGAATAAATTCACCGTTTGGTTTTTGAAAGTACCAACCTAAATCGCAATGACGCAAAAGATTGCCGCCGTCTGTTAAAATCATTTTTTCCATATAAATATTTATTTATTGCCTACTCTGATCGCTTTTCGGCTACCGCGTTAATTATAAATCAAAGGTACAAACCTTTTTTTAATTACCAAGAACATTAACAACTCATTGACAATTTTAAAAATTTGACATTCTTAGATATTTATAATCATGCCAAGATTATTATTTCCCGGACCATTTGAACCTGTATTGAGTTTCCGTTATACTATTTTCACGAATAGGATAAAAGGAATGCTTTTTTATGCCCGTTCGGCAACCCAACCAAGTTTTGATAACAGCCCGTTGGAACTGCATCATGGGAATAGTTCGTTTTTCGTGAAAGGAAAAACCAAATGGAACCCAATAACAATTAAGTGTTACCAATTTATTGGGGTAACCTTGCTTGATTTTTGGATTTATATGCAGCAGCATCAAATTACTGAAACTGCTACCGATTTTAGAGCAGAAACTTATAAACATGATTTAAGAGTTTCAGTTCTTGATCCAAATGAACTTCCAGTCGGAACATGGGTCTTACACGGAGCATTTTACGATAATGTCAATTTTGGTGACATGGATCGTGGAACCGATGGAATCGTAGAAATTGATTGTACGATTCGATACGATTATGCAACGTATAAACCGTTTTTTTAAGCGACTGTTACAAAATCGGCATGAGGATAACCCCAAGTACCATCTTCATATTCAACACCAACTCGTTCAAATTTAATCCAATCAGAAGTTATTTTTCCGAATTGAATTGGTTTATTGGGAATTTCAACTTTTACTTTGGTTCCTTTTGGAAACATCAAAGTTAATTCTTGATCTGAATATTTAACGTTTTTCATAATTCAAAGGTAAGGAACCTTTTATCATACTTCCAAATCAATTAACAAAGGATTAACAAATGGCCAGATTATCGCCTGAACAATACAACCCAATTACTTCGTGGAGGTTTAAGATTCAATTCAGTTCTTTACCGGAAGTAGGATTTTACGCCAAATCAATAACTTTGCCCCAAATCGATAATGCACCGTTAACTTTGGAATATGGAAATACCCAGATGAAAATCAAAGGTAAAACCAAATGGAATGATGTTGAAATGGTCATGTATGCCTATGAAAAGATGACTAATGAACAACTTTGGGAATACATGACCACTTTACACCAGAAAGTTGATGATGGGACTGATTTCTACGGTGAAAAATATAAATTGGATGTATTGATCCAGATAATGTCTCCAAGTGATCAACCAATTGCCAAATGGACTTTAATCGGCGCCTTTGCAAACCTGATAAATTTCGGTGAAATGAATTATGCTGCCGAAGAAGTAGTACAGCCCCGAATCACGTTCAGTTACGATTATGCGCTTTACGAGAATCAGGGCTATCAGTTTACTTAGACTTAACCAATTCAAAATGATTGGTCTTTTGTTTCAGACTTAGACCCATAAAGGTCAACATGGACATTGGAATCTTGTAATAACTTGCGATCCACTTTTTAGGTTCGTAAGTACGTTTGTTAGTCCAAACGATTTGACCGTTCCATTCTTTTTTGACTCTTTTGGAAGATAGAACCTTGCGGTTAATTTTCTGATAATGGAACCCGATAGCGTTACCATTATCGTCGTAATAGCCCCAGTTGACACCGTTGCTGGAACTTCCGTAATGAAGGTTATTAAGCATGGCATGACCACTTGACGGTTTAGCCGATTTTGTGTGGCTTACTGGTTTAATTTTAATTTTAAGGTTCATAACTATTATTTTTAATGACTATCCGCATATTGTACCCCAACTCTCCCTTCCTGCGACTTTTTGCACAAGTCGTTGATTATCAATGATTAAATATTTTTGTTTTAAATTGGCTGCTTTTTGTTTACCTTTGGTCATCACTCAAAGCACTATCAATATGGCTGAAAATACTAACAACACCAATTCGACCACAAATAGCACCACCACTACCACTCAAACAGAACAAACTCCTGCGGTAACACCTCAACCGCCTCAACCAACTGCGTTTAAACGTCCAAGTGGTGAACTTCGTGAGAATGTCAATAAGGGAGAGACAGAGACCAGACAAGTTGATACCCACAAAAATACTGATAGATAGCACCTGCCAAAAACGCAAGCGGGACAGTTGACAAAGCAAATCTTGCTCTTGCATTGTTTTTTATCCTGTATTCGTTGGTTTTGTGGTTTTCATCAATCTTGAATTGAAGTGTAATCATTGTGTAATGCACAAGGTTCAAATACTGTTGTTCACCTGAAAATCTATCAACGAACTCCATAGTGTATATTGCCCTTGGTTCATCACCTACGGTATAAACTGTAAATTGGGTTAAGTTTTTTGCAAGAAATACAATTGCAAATAGCGTTGGAAGTATGGCCAATGCTGATACTGCTTGTAGAAATGGCTTCTCACCTGCAAACATATAACCTATTGCCCCTGTCAATATCGCTGTTACCAAAGTCAAATAGTTTTCGGTTCTGGTAGAGGTAAGGTTGTATGTATCAGTTGTTTCTTTCAGCCTTGATTCTGCTTGTGAGATGTAAAAATTAGCAGTATCAGGTTCAACCTTTGTCCAGTCTTGAATATCCGTTTGCCAAATGTTTTGATTGTTATTTTGAGCCATAGTACCTTATTGTGTTATTTCCTCTATAATTATCCTTCCCGTTGGAATTTTAAATTTACTCTTTGATTCATTTCACAACAAAAATTATGTCTGTCAAAGCAGTAAAAGTTTGAGGTTTACCTTTAAAGTTAAATTCCACTTTCAAGTCCGAAATTTTCTTGTTCTTAAAATTGTTTAAGTAAGAAAGTATTGTAGGCTTTAAAAGGTCAAGATTTCTTTTTAACTTCCAAGAACTGGTAAAGTCGTCAGTGTCAACAAGTACAAGAAATAGACGATTTTCTGAGCCAAACCGCATTTCGCCTTGGTTTTCGTAAAGCCATGTTGCAAGTATTTTTGGATTTTGTTGAACCTCTTTTAGTATTAAAAGTTTCTCACTCTTTAAAGTGGATAGAGCCGAATTGCAAATTTCATCATTTCTATCCTTCATTTTTTCCACTATCTCGTAATAAATATCCGAAGGCTTTGCCTTGTTGTCATAACTTAATTTTGCCTCTACGGCTTTGCTTTTAAGAAACGTAAGTTCAACAGGAAATCCCTTTTCTTTACGTTTGGCCTTTATGTATTCAGCAGGCAAATATGTTACTTTTAAGTCGAATGGCACATTATTTATAAAGAAGTCCACATTTTTTATTTGCCCAACTGTTGGCAATACAGATGGATGAGACTTGAAAATATGCTCTATCAATATACTACTCCAATGGTTATACCAACTATTTAATACATAACCTTGCACAGCAGGGTTTATTTCAGTATCAAATTTTGAAAGTAGTGTTTCATAGGATTGAAGGGCTTTTACATAACGGCTTACCAAATATTTATCCAAAGAGTTTTGATAGTCACCACCCCAATCAAAGTTTTTAAGTTTGTAAAGTTCCGAAACCAATTGAACAGTATTCAGTTTTCCAACCTGCTTGGTACTTTCTGCCCTGATATATTCATCCAATATTTTATGAGCGTTTACTTGGTCTTTACAAAGCAAAGCAAATAACTCCTCAAATTGTTTTGAAAGTGCCGTTTCTGAAAGGGAAATTGCATTTTCAGTGACAAAACTACCTATTAACTCTTTACGAACAATTGATTTTGTTTTTAGCCAAAGTAGGCCAAAAACATCACTGCTAAACTCTTCAAGTTTTTCGCTTTCGTGTAATCTTTTCCAGTAGTTAAAGTCCTTCATTTACTAATTTTTTTTGTTGAACGTTCGGTGCATAATACTTCATTTTAGGGATACAAACTAACAACACCTCCTTACTACCTGCTACGCTTCCCTTACCTCCCCTACCATTTTGATAGGTTTTGGTTTCAATTGTCACATCTCTGTGCTTGCTGACTATTGAAGCCAGTTCTTGGATGGTTGGGTAACTCCTATCATTATAACTTATCAGCCAATACGGAATTTCAGCGGACATTTCAAATAATTGCTCAAATGACTGTATGACAGTCTTTTTCTTGTCGAACCCACTGTATCGCTGTGGCTCATATCTTTTAATACCATTGATAAATTGTTTATCTTTCCAATAGACCGTATATGTTTCTAACAAATGATAAAAACTTTGATAGTCTGCATGACTATTGCAATATGGAGGGTCAAAATATGCCAAATCAATGTTAGAAAGTTGTGGGAGCAAATCAAGTGTATTCACATTGAAACTCCTATTATTCATTTTATTGTCAAAAACAGCATTGTTATATTTAGGCAATAATTCTATAAAAATATCTTTAAGTGGGCGGACTAAACTTCTGTTACGCTTAACCCTTTCAGGGTCATTAGCATAATTTAAGGCTTGCGTGTGTCCAAAATGTCCCATAGTTACTTTTCTTGTCATTGCACGATTTATAATTGAAAACGCTAATGCCTTTTTATACGGGTCATCAAGTTTTTCAATATTTGCTCTAAGAACATCTGCGAACAAGGCTTCTTCTTCTTCAAAAAACAAGTTACTATAAGTATCAGTCATAAGATGATACTCTTTCAAATCAATATCCTCATTAAATAATAATTTAATGTCTGACTTGCTTAAATTGGCATTTTTATTTTCGATTAAAGCCTTCCCAATTTCGGCATTAAACGCCAAAAAATCATTAGTAAGCACTTCAAAACCATGCTGCTTTAATAAATAAGATACGGATTGGGAGCCGCCAAAAGCATCAAGTGCGGTCTTAATGCCCTGTGGAATAAATTTGTTCAACCAAGTCAAATGAGTGTGTTTAGCACCCAAATATTGCGGTTCGGGAAACTGGTACTTAAAATATGTATATTCTTCAAATAGCATTAACTGTGTATGTTTTTTAAGAGTTGAAAATTGATTTTTGATTTAGAAAATTGGGTTTTTAAGCGTTCGTCATTAACACTCGCATTAACAATTAAACGCTTTGTAAGTTGCTGGTTTTCATGTATATTTGTACTATAATTAACGAAAACAGCAATTATGAACATCTTACAATTCATCTCGACTTTCCCGACCGAAGAAAAGTGCTTAGAACACTTCGCTGCAATGCGTTTGGAAAGAGGGATTAAATGTGAAAAGTGTGGTTGTGCAACCAAACACTATTGGTTGTCTGACCAAAAGCGTTTCAAGTGCAGCAAATGTAAAACCAAATCTTCTTACAAATCTGGCACTTTGATGGAAAACAGCAAATTGACCATCCAACAGTGGTTTATGATGCTCCATTTGATGACTTCCACCAAGAAAACCTTCTCTGCCCTTGAAATGCAGCGTCAGTTGGGAGTAAAACGGTACGAACCAGTTTGGTACGCAATGCACAAAATCCGTTCTACTATGGGCAAACGTGACGAAAAATACAAACTCATGGGAGAGATTGAAATTGATGATGCTTTCTTTACCACCGTTGATTTAGACCGCGACAAAGAAGAAGAAATGAAGCGTGGTCGTGGTTCACAAAAGAAAAGTCAAGTCATGGTAATGGTTGAAAGTGTTCCATGCGAACCAAACAAAAGCAAACACCGTCCTTCTCGCAAAATGGGCTACGTCAAAATGGTTGTCATGGATGATTTGAGCAGCACAGGCATCAACTACGAAGTGAAGAAAGCAGTTGACAGTCAGACAAAGGTTCTTACAGACGGTTGGAGAGGCTACACCAAACTTCCCGAAGTAATTACAGAACACCACCAAGAAACCGTACCAGCAGAACAAGCGCACAAAAAATTGCCTTGGGTTCACACCAACATAGGAAACTCAAAACGTGTTCTTGACGGCTTCCATCACTCAATCGGAAAAGGCTACCTTCAAAACTACCTGAATGAATTTTGCTACAAGTTGAACCGCAGAAATTTTGAATCAGATATGTTTGACAGGATAATAACGGCGGGGGTAGATGATGTTTGGTATAAGAACAAAGCCCAATACTACCGTTGATTTTCAAAGAACTGATTTTGAAGCCTTCTCAATTTGAGAGGGCTTTTTTGTTTTGGTTCGTACATTTGCTTCCCACTTCAAACTAAATCGCCATCTATGAAAGATTCTACCAAACAAAAAGGGATTGTCCAACATCTATCCCCAAAAATCAGAGGAATAGCGAGCCTGATAATGCCTTTTGACGAATTTCTTCAATTTGCGCAAGCCGTTCTTGAAGATATTTGTCAGAAAACCATTTCCCGCCGTTCTGATTTGTCGCCAAAAAAGATTCGGGATATTGTTTTTGAAGATACTGTAAATGCTCTTGCAACTTCTGCTGGTGAACTTCTGGCAACTCTTCAATCAGGAAAGGTGGAAGGTCGGGTAACGTTATTCGTGAACGGTAAACCATTCTTGTTCGACCTTCGCTCTGAATTTCCGAAGGAATGACACCAAGAAATTCTATTATGGGAATGTCAGAATCGTTCATTTTTTTGTCTCCTTTCTGAATAATTATCATTTTCAAACAAATTTCCATTCATTTACAATCAATTCAAATGAAAATTTTCTGTGATACAAACATTTGGTATGGTATAGGTAATGGCGGCATTGACCTAAATGAATATGATTTACCGCCTTTGTATGCTACCTATGTAAATATTGACGAGTTAGCAAGAACGCCCAATATCTTGTATGATTTGGACAATGTAAGGGGTGCTATAAGAGCGGCAATGATAAATGCGAAGTATAGAACAATCAACGATAACCCGTTTATTTATATGCTTAAAATGGAAAACCCAGATTTTAAGCCTGACCTTCCACATGATAGTGCCATCCTTGAATTAACTACAACGTTTGCGAAAGGGGGTTCTATCAAAGATGGATTTGTAGAGACATTCAATAAGGACTGGATTGAACCGAGACAAAAAGAACTTCAAGGGATTGCAGATGTTTACAATGAATTATTTGACAATATCAGAAAAGGTATTGGAGGTGGAGTAAGGGTGAATGAGTACAGGAAATTAGATGCCATTCCATTCATAAAAGACTTTGTTAAAGATAGAATTGGAGATTGGACAGAACATCATTTAGGTGAAAGAAAGACCCTAAGTGACCAATTTGATTGGAAACAAGTTGAACTATACTTAAATACATGGGCAAGTTGGTATGTTGAACTCTCCGTAAGTCAAATGAGGTTTCAACCTAATGATGCTTACGACCTTTCAAATTTAGTTTATGTTGCGCCTAACGATAAATACTGGACAAAGGAGGTACGGTGGCAAAGAATAATAAAAGACATTGCGGGATTAGGGCATTATTTAGTGGAGAATAAAGACGAAAACTATTTTCCCAAAAACGGAGGCTAAAAATCTCCAATCTTGTTTCCCCACAAGCCGAAAGTAATTTTAAGTAATTGATTTTCAGTAGTTTATGAACTTGGGGTGCAATATGCGGATAGTCATTTTATTTTTTTAAATTGTTTCAAGAGATGTGGCATTTTTGACGCGGTAAATCCAATCGGCAACGCTATCAGTAGAAACCCAACCCAATACGGTGTCTGAACCAAAATTGTACCAAGTATTTTGGTCATTCCAAATTGCAATTTCGGCAGTTGTTGATTGAATAATTGGTTCGGACATTTCTGACTGAAAACTGGCAGTAATTGATCGGCGTTCACAATAATTTCCAACGCCAAACTGAATGGAAATTGTTAGACCATTTTCGAAGGTCAGTTGGAGTCCTTTATTTTCGCAAGAAGTAAACATAAATTTGATTTTTTAAGTGACATGATTTCTTTGATGTTGTAAAAGTACAACCACTTATCCTTTACATCCAAATATTTTAATCCCATTAACTAATCATTAACATTTAACCTTGATACTTATATTTAAAACAACAAAAGAAGGAATTTATGACAGAAGGAAAAGTTCACCTTAAAACAGAACAACAACCAGAACAGTTTCAGCGTACATTTCCAAATAACATCGTGGACCTTCCATCGAAAGGGTTGGTTTATGACGAAACAAATCTACTTTCACAAGGAATCGTAGAAGTGAAGGATATGACGGCGAGAGAAGAAAACATTCTTACGACTGAAAGTTATATCAAACAGGGAGTGGTAATTGATAAATTCTTACAGTCGATTATCGTTTCGCCTAAGTTTAAATATGATGACCTTTTGATAGGCGATAAAGATGCCATTATTTTGGCCAGTAGAATTTATGGTTATGGGGAAATTTATACCGTAGAAGTTAATACTCCATCAGGAAAAAAGCAAAAGGTTGATATTGACCTTACAACTATCCCAAACAAGGAAATTGATGAAACCAAATTCCGTAAAGGCGAAAATCGGTTCGAATATACCTTTGAAACCCGTAAAGGTGAAAAGGTTACCATTGAATTTAAACTTCTTACAGTAGGCGATCAACGCAAAATCGACGAACGATTGAAAAAATACAAATCATTCGGGAAAGAAGATCAACAAATCACTATTCGATTTGAAGAAATGGTTTTATCAATCAACGGCAATTCTGATCGTGATTTTGTCCGATTATTTTTGAACAATGATTTCCTTGCGCGTGATTCGCGAACATTCAGGGAATATGTTGCTAAGTTACAACCGGGTCCAAATATGGAAATAGAAGTAATTGACGAGGAAACCGGAGAATCCTTTCGTACTCAAATTGCCATCCGACCAGACTTTTTTTGGCCTGACAGCGGCCTATGATAAGGTCGTAATGGATCAATGTTTCGAGCTTGGTTACTACGGAAATAATACGTTAACAATCATGGAAGCATATTCGTTACCAGTCAACGTAAGGTCATATTATTATGCTAAGTTGGTAGGTGTAAAAGAAGCAGAAGCGGCTGCCGCCGAAAAGGCTCAACAAGAAAATAAGGGTAAGCGGAGATAATCCGTCTACCCTTTATTTTTGATTGTAAGACACTTTTATTTCTTGATTGAACCTTTCCCTTACTTGACAGGAGAAAGTCCAACAGAAGTGAAATATGAAAGGAATGGGACTATTTTGAGTAAATTTTTTGAATGACATATTTAGAACATTCGTCACCATATTCTTTAATCGCAGAAACGGCTTCTTCTTTTGTATTCCAATCATCTTTCCATAGAATTTTAAATCCAGCAGGTTTTAATACTGGATGATATTCGTGTTCCTTTCCGTAACCATCAGAATAACCAGCGAAGGTTTCTACGGCTAGATATTCAAGCCTGAATATTTTGAATTTTATGTTCATTATTATGAATTTTTATTTATTTCTAAGTCGGTGAATGATGTCTTCTTGATTTTCGATGATCAGATAAGCAGCACTTGATAAAATTGCCAATGCTGGAAAATCCCAAGGAACATCAATGTTTTGATTTGCAGTTGGATTCAACATTTTACAAATTAAAATTAAAGTAAAAGCTGAAAGTAACAAAAATGTTGTCAGAATAAGTAGAATTTTCATCGTTATTGTTTAAAATTTTAATTTATCATGTTTATAGCACCACACTGGTGCATCTTCACGTTCCCGATCCGGAATTTTTCGCATTCTTTCCCAAACGCAATTATATCTCGTTCAGTGGCTAATTTTTCTCTGCGGATTCGATATAACAATTCGCCTAATTCGACGAATTTCCCGTCAATAAACGCTAACACGACCAGATATTCTGGCCCAATATAACCATATTTAACAGTTGTCGGGCATCCGATTTGGCTGATAATTAATTCTTCAAAATTCATGAATTTATTTTTTCTAGTTGTATTTCTAGTGATTTTATAAGTGCGCCAAGAGCGCATTTTAATTCTGCATTAAAATTAGGAATTTCTTCTGGATTCAACTTAGAAATATCGCACAGATTTATTCCAAGTTCTCCTAAGCGTTTTAAAATTTCTGGTATATTCATATTTTAAAGTTGAATTTGAAATCGTTCCTTCATTTGTTTAACCTTTTCATCAGGAACATCGTGAATGTTTTTGCTTCCATGTCGATTTTCTACGATTAAAGAAACAACTTGATAACCGTATTTTTCAGCCAAAGCAAAATAATCTTCCATTTCCCATTCTTGGGTGAAAGTGTTTGCGACGAATATTTTTGAATGATTATTAAAGTTAATAGAAGATTTATTTGGGAAATGAACTTGGGTCGCTCCCCATAAATTTCCATGATCATACATTAACTTTTCAACCTGTTCTTTGCACCAAGCATGAGCATCTTTCAATTTAGATGGATTCCAATTATAATTTCCTTCTGAATCTTCAAAGTACATATCGGCTGAAAGAACCGGATATTTGCCGTTTTCGGAAAGAAGGTTGGCAGTTGTTGTTTTCCCACTTCCCGCAACCCCGCGAATTAAAAATAATATTTTCATAATTAAATGTTTTTAAATTTGTACTACAAAATTAGGCGTGATGATCATATTCAGCAACAAATCTTCTATCCTTTAACATTTCAATAACATCTGTAAGTTTATACGGAAAAAGATTATTTCCGTCAACGCCTATGTCCATTTTCTTTCCATTACCGAACCTTTGAGCGCCTTGTAAATGCTGATGACCGTGAAGATGAAACCATCCTTTTCGGATGTTATTCCAAGATTCTATCGGAAAATGAAATAAACAAAATCCCAGTTTTCCAACTTCCAATTCCAGATATTTTTGACGGCTGGTAAACAAATGATCCCAATTTCCACGTTCGAGATGATGATCATGATTACCTGTCAATAAATGAATTTCTTTCACCATCAGCATTTCGCGGAACCTTTGAATGTTTTGTTCTCCTGCAAATGACCAATCTCCTAAATGGAACAAAATTCCATCTTCTGGAATGACTGAATTAAAATTGTCAGCCATTTGTTGAGTCATTTCTTCGGGAGTATCGAAATCACGAAGTTTAAATTCGCCGTTGTCACCCCAAGCCGAGGTTCCTTTGGTTATGTTAACATGGAAAGCGTGTGTGTCTGATGTCAACCAGATTCTATTTAAATCTTCTATTTTAAATTTCATATTTTTTCAAATTTAGGTTTAATTATTTGCCAGATTTGCTTGGAATAATCCTTTCCGTCCAGCATGGCAAATAGGACTGATTTGTGAGGATATTTAACCACGGTTTCAGCAAACATTTTTCTTGCTTCTAATTCTGTAAATCCGTGTAAATCTTCTAAGTTCCTCTTAGCCTTTAATTCGATGGCAAATCGACTCTTTATATCCCATTGAAGGTTGGTAAACTCATTATTTAATTGAGTTTCATACGCATGAACCTTGTCATAAAATTCATCTGGAACTTCTTTCAATATTGAAGAAACTGGTTTATCATCGCGCAACGCTTCCCAAATTCCAATTGTAGAAAGATTAGTCATTTGACGGTGCAATTTCAAATAATCTTCAAATTTAATCTTACACCGACTTCCATTTGAAAATCTAACGACAAATCCTTCTGAATTTTGCCAGTTTAATTCTTTGATATTTTTCCAATCAAGTCCGTTGAACTTTTGAACGATTTTTAAACCAAGTGAATTGATGAATTGTTCTCCTTCATAACCAACTGAAACATCGTCCCAATAATTCCACAATGGTTCATAATAACAATGGCGAATGGCACCAGTTAAAATCAAGTCTGGTTCAGGATAATTGACAACAACTTGTTCAAATCCAATCAACTCAAAGATAAATGAATAGTCATTATTTGCAGGCGAATTATTCATATATTTTACAAATCTTGGATATTTCTCTTCCAAAATCCTTTTCGCTTCAATTGCATAAGGACTGGTGAATGAACCTTTTGAATTAACGATCATTTCTCCATTATACCAGAAGACTCCAATATATTGACCGTCTAATTTTTCAAAAATTTCAAAGTTATCAGTTGGATCATGACGGTTTTCTTCTATGTTAAAGAACTTGGAAAATCCCCTTGAAATGATATTTCCATCAATGTCAGTGACCAAAGCCCTTGCTTGAAGTGTTATTTCATCCCAAAGTTGTTCATATTGAACTTTGACCGAATAATTCCAAATAAGAAGTGGTAAGGTTGGATGAGATTGACAAGTAAGTAATCCACGATCCTTGTAATCTTGGAGTGTTTCTATGAAATTCATTTATTTTAAATTTGAAGTGATTTGTGTTCCAGCAAGAATTGTTACCCTTGCTCTAATTATTTCCCATTTTTCAGGGGAAATTTGATGTTCCTTCAACGCAGCACCACATTGAAGAATGTCGTGTGGATGACAGTTCAACAGTTGTTCGCAAGTAGAACGGTTGACAAAATTAAGGATTTGTTCGTGAAGCATTGGGTTATTTAATTGGGTGACGAAATGATGTTTTTAGATCGAATCCGTTTGACAGGAGTTTTTCTTTGTCGGAACGCATCTCTTTGATTTGTTTTTCCTTTCCAAGCCATTCAGTCAACATAAACCAAATATCTTGGGCAGAAAAAACTTTATGAAATTGATATTCTGAAAGGATAGGGTTCACTTCATACCCATCTCCGTAATAACTTGAAACGATGATTGGACAATCGTATTTGTCATTTGGACAAATGTCTTCCGTTTTGTTCCGATAAGATATTGATTTTTGAGTTTGAATCCAAGTTTTAAAAGGAGTTGGGATTTTTAAAACTTCTGATTCGGGACCACCATACATTTTTGACTTGTCAGGTTCAACAAAATAATATTTATCGTTATTCGACCAATATTTACCTGATTTTCGCGTTGAACTGATCAATTCAAGTTCTTTTCCGTACCAAAACTTTCCATCACGGAACAATCCTTCGATTACCATCCCACAAATGAAAAATCTAACGACTGCATTTTCTCCGTATGGATAGCGATTAACAAACTTAGTCCTGTCAAGGATTAATTTTTCATCAATGCCATATGAACCTTGAAGGTAGTCATAATAGTCTTTGAATTTACTGATTATTTTCATTTCTTCAATTTATTTAAGTGATTGATGTCTTGTGGGGTTCCGAGCCAGTTGATTTCTTCGAACAAATCAATTTTGGTCTGGTCTGTGATTGGATCATCATCATAAGAATAATGAACATCAATACGGATTCCTAAATACCGAAGGATTTGACGCTGACAATCTTCTGGAAGGTCATTGAAGAAATATTCAATTCCCTCATAAACGATTGGAAATTCATTTTTCATGTAACTGAACAACGTAGTCATTCGTTGTTTTCCGTCAATGACTTGCCAGTTGTATTTCCGACTTTCATCCTTATCGGTTTGAACGACAACAATCGGTGGAATTTTTTGATCCCGAAGGATTGTAACAATCAACGCAGACTTTTGTTCAATAGTCCAAACCAAATCACGTTGAAGGTTCATTCCTTTGGTCGGAAGAAAAACATCAAAATCCCAATGGGCAATATCTTCAAGCCTACCTAGCAAATGAAAGGATAAGCCCTTATTTACGTGGTGGGTATATTTTTTCTGGAATTGTTTGAGTGTAGTGATCATGATGATTTTTAATTTTTACTGAATTAATGTTACAAAGGTACAAACCTTTTTGTAAATGTCAAGGGTTTATTTGTTAATAATCAGTTAACACTCATTTTTATTTAAAAAAGTTAAGCCCAACCTTAATTGTGATAAAGGTTAGGTCAATAAAAAAATTTAACCACTAATCAATATAATCTTTTTTCCTTCAAGGCGAGGATTGCAATGAAGAAAATTTATAATCATATTGGTTAAATGATTTAATGGTTTTAACATTAAACCTGTAACGATCTGGAATTTGTTTAGCAATTACCCATCCTCCGTGGTTCGCTTCCATAGCGAAACATGGATAGAAGGACTTGTCCTTCGATTTGAGGTTAGATAAATAGTTATCAGCACTTTCCTTATCTCTAAAACCTACGATTGGTGAATATTCTTTTGTATTGAAGCCATCTTGGGTTAAAGCAGTACGAAAAGACTGTTCCTTTTCTCGTTTTGGATTATCCGTTACCAGATAATGATTTTCTGCATTTATCTGTTTATTACGGTTAAAAATGGTAATTGGATGCCTATCCGTCATTTTAGCAAGGTAGGTAAGTGACTGTAATTGGATAAACCCTGATTCTGATAAAACCGTATTGTCGGAAACTGGATTTTCATCCAGTCCCTCGCCTTGCAACCTGCAATCGGAAAAATTTGTTAGGGGAACTTCTTTACGTTTCACTTCCTTACCTCTAATCATGGCAGAGGCTTGAAAAATAGTTAGAAATAGGTGGTTCGCAAATTTCTTGCGGTCAAAAAGTAAGTTAAAGTCAAATTTAAATTCAATATTAAAGTCTCTTCCAACATATGGAAGTATTTTTTTGGTAAGATTTGTTTTTCCAGTAGCATGAACCCACCCACCTTTTTTAATATCAACCAATCCTTTCACGTGTAAATACGCAAAAGCCTTTTCTAAGGTAGAATGAGAAGTATCAAATAGTTGAGTAAGTTTTTTACGTTCCTTCCAATGGATACGGCCATGATGGTAATGACACAAATACAAATAAATCCTATGCGCCAGAGTATGACGATAGATGTCCTTTTCTTTCGAAGTAAAGAATTTGATTTGATTGTATGGAACGTAAAATTCGGTCATTACTTATAAATATACGACCTATTTATATTTTCACCAAAGAATTGGGTATGAATAATAAATCTTTAACAAATAAGAATCCCGCTCAATCATTTCGACTAAGCAGGACAACAAATGAAAACTGGTGTTCTTTATTCTGTAACTGTATTTAAAAGTGAATCAACATCGACATAAGTCGATAAATTTTTAGGTTCCCAGTTGAAAACAAAACATGGGTAATAATCTTGATAGTCATAAGTACCAACCGTCAACACGACTTTTCCAATTTCATTGGTAAGATAAAAATATGTGTCGTCGGCAGAAATCGTAACCTTTTCTCTGAATATTGGTCGAATATTTTCAACCAATTTAAATTCACCCAAAGCGGAACGATATCCGTCATTTTCATCTTCCAACGCTTCGAATGTTAAATCGCCTATACGGAATTTAAAATCATCTACGGCACACAAGATGCCGGATTTTCCAACTAAGTCTTCAAATTTGATGTTCATTGTCCAAATAATTTAAAGGTTCCGTCCAAATAGTGGACTGCAATATCGCTTCCTTCTTTTTCACCAACCAGTTCACCATAAAGTTCTGGTTGTTCGGTAGCTTCCGATTCGTATGTTTTATACCAGCGATCACCACAACATGGACAATCTCGATCATCGTCACATCCATCGAAATATAATCCGATGTCTGATGCTCTGTCATTGGCGTGTGATGCTGAATTTGCTTCGATGATGACATATCGGGTGATGCCAGAATACAAATTATCTGACCAAAACCCACCTGAATTGTTTTGTCTATACGTGTAAAACATTATTTTAAATTTTGTTTTTGTTATTTCATACCATAAAGGTACGAACCTTTGATTGAACTTCCCAAATCAATTAACAAATGATTAACTTTTATCTGGGATGTTTGCTTCGATTATTTTCTTAATCCGTTCATAAGATTGGCGATTCCAAGTTGGTATTGGCATATCGTCGGGATCAATTAACGGATCAAAATCAAATAGACAATATTGATCATCAAATTTTTGTCCTATTTCCCTGAAATTATGATGATAGTTGATTTCAACAACTTTCACAAATTCTTGTTTCAACCAACCGTGATCAATTAATTCAGTTTTTGCAAACCAATGTTTTAAATCATCAGGACATTGTTCGTAAGCCCAAAATTCTAAAAAGTTATGTCGGACTGACCACGGTAATTCATGCCATGAAAGTTTATCAAGTGGGTTAAAATTGTAAAGATGATCATCATATAAATCATGGTTTGGAATTTTCAAAACAAATTTATAGTCTGGATCGATGTAAACAATCCGACATAAGCCACTAGAATAATATTTGTATTCCACATCATTATACATGACTGATTGGTTATGAAATTTAATTTCATATTTTCCAAGTTCATCTTTGAAATTGTCGAGTAAAATTGTGTAATTTTTCATGTGACAAAGGTAATGGTAAAAATACTTATTAAACAATAGACTTAACCTTTCATTAACAACTTTATTTTCTTGACCCACTTTGATATTTATAAATATGGAAAAACAACAAAAAATACAGCAATTGCAGGAAAATCTTTTCACTACCATCGCAAAGATTTTAGCGTTAAATGCGTTGAAACGTAACCTCGGAACTGCTCAAAAGTTAGCGAAGGGAGATGAAGAACTTCAAACTTCCATCGAAACGTTGAAATATCATACTCAACGGCTAGAAAAACTATTAAGTGATGTTTGTAAACGTGATCCGACCAATTGGAGGTGTAAAGAATACGCCAAAAAACAGAAAAATAACAGTCCTAATTTCAAGTAAGAACCGGAGTAACCATTGGCAAAACAGCAACAAGAAACCGACAAATTATTAGAAAAACTATATAAATTTGTCAAAATGATGGGCGAGTCGGCCCGCGAACATACACGAATAAATCGTGATATGTTAAAGGTAATGTCATTGATTCAAGATGGTTTTGCTGGAACTGCTTCCGAAGCCCAGAATTTAATAAACACCGCCAACGATGGTTTGGAAAATATTGATGAGTATTTTTCAAAATGGGCAAAGGATCGAGGCGCAACCAAAACGGATTTGGAATTAATTCGTAAAAAATTTAAAGAAATTGACGACATAAACGACGATATAATCGAAAATAGTAAAGATTATATCGAATTATTGAAAGAACGGCATGATTATTTGGTAGATGAAGGCGATTTAGGCAAATCACTTCTTAAAAATCATAATGAAATCCTTAATGCGGTACGCGCAAGTAAAAAAGAAATTCAAGCGCTGGGAGGCTCCCTAATTGGAGCCGATGAAGTGATTAAGAAATTGGTCGCTAAAAAAGTAGATTTTACGTCTATGTTTGAGGACGGTTTCGGAAGTACGGAAAAGTTAAAAGAAACCTTGGAAAAGATTAGTCATGATATTGACGGTATGATTTCAAACGTTTCTGGCGGAATGTTTATGGTTGATTTGAATTTTAATCCTTTGACTGGTGATTTAGATAAAGAAGTTAAGGACGTATTAGAAGCAGTTGAACACGAAAAAAATGCTAGAATTGAAGGATTGACTGAATATTTCAGTAAAAATAAAGCCTTACAGACTAACCTTGCACGAGATTTGGCCGCTCAGTCATCTGGATTAAAAATAAAGGTTGACATTGATACTGGTGAACTTTCATCTGTTAACGGAATTCTAAAAAAAGGTTCCGAAGAATACCAACAAATGGTCAATAAACTCGACAAATTGGTTTCTAAAAATAACTTAGTGGCGAACCTCGAAACATCGTTCGCGCAAATCGCTGATTTGGTTAAATTGGGTTCTGAGCGAACTGAAATACAATCCCAAAAGTTAGCAGAATTATTAAAGCCGATGGGTACGGCTACTCAAATGCTAGTGGAGCAAGTCGAATTAAAACAACAAATGATTCAAACGGATATTGCTAATCTTTTGACCCAAAAGCAAACCGTAGAAACGACCGGAAAATTCATCGGAAAACTTAAAAGTGCCGAATCGATTGTCAATAAAATCGGGACTGGTTTTGATTATGTAAATTCAATCCTTCCTGCTGGTATCGGTGAATTCTTAGGTTTAAGCGAATTAAGTATGAACTCAACCGAAGCCCATAAAAGAGGCGTTCAATCTTTTGCCGACGAAATGGGAAAAGGGGTAGGATATTCAAAAGCGATGCAAGGTTATTTTCAAGCATTTAAGATGCCGTTAATGGCAGCCCTTAACCCTGTTACGTTGATGGTAGCCGGATTTGTATTGTTATATAAGTTTACTGAATCGTTGGTAAGCAAGTATAAAGACATGGCTTCCGAGATGAAAATTAGTCTTGGTCAATCTCAAAAGTTATTAGATGTTCAATTAGATACGCTAACTTCACAAAAAAACCAATTTGCCCAATTAAAGGACATCCAAGAAATTCAAACTGCAATGATAGGTTCAAGCGGTAAAATGTTTGATTTGGATACGCAACAAGCAAAAGACCTTTCAATTGAATTGGTTGAAGTAGGAAAGTATTTTGGATACGGAAATACGCAAGCTGTCGAACTTCAAAAAACATTTGAACGTTTAGGTGCGGATAAAAAATTAGCATTGAATCTTCAAAAGAACCTTGGCTACATGAGTGAAATGGCCGGAATAAGCCCACAAATCGTCGCTCAGGATATGGTTGACGGTGCGGAAATGGTAGCAACTTATTTTGCTGGGATGCCCGATAAAGCTGCCCAAGCAGCAATTCAGGTAAGACGAATGGGTATGAGTTTACAACAAGCAGGTTCTATTGCAAACAAAATGTTGGATTTGGAAGGGTTCATGACTGATATGTATGAACTTTATGCTATGACCGGGCAAGGAATTGATTTTACGGAAGCATTTGACCTTGGGTTGACCGGAGACATTGAAGGGATGACTAAATCCATCATGAAAAATATTGG